TCTAGGTAATGGTGAAAGTATAAATTCTACTGGTAATGAGTTACGAAATGCTATAATAGGAATGGGTATACTTCGTGCAAATCTAATTGCTAGGACAGAAGTACATAGAACTGCTAGTTTTGCCAATGAAATGGTCGCTGAAAACATGGGTATAGCTGGTACTAGAAAAGAATGGGTTGCAGTAGCTGATGGTAGAACAAGAACCACTCATATACAAGCAACAGGGCAACAAGTAGGTTTAGAAGAACCTTTTATTGTAGGTGGTGAAAGATTAAAATATCCAGGTGATCCAGCAGGTTCTCCAGGAGAAACGATAAATTGTCGTTGCGTATCTATTTACACAACGCCAGATTTCTTGTAGAGGTAGTATTATGGAAATAATTATAATTTTTTTATGCGGTTTAGTATCTGGTATAGCAATACAAAAATATATCGGCATCAACAAACTGTTAGACCAATTGTGGCAAAAAATAGATCAACATATTATTAGTAGGTTTAAAAAATAATGCCATTAGTAAAACCAAATGATAAAGAAACAAGAGAGGATTTTATGAGTAGATGTATGTCAGATGATAAGACTACTTCTGAATATCCAAAAGCTACTCAAAGATTAGCAGTATGTAGCACACAATATGAAAAAGATAAAAAGGAGAAATACACAATGGATGACATGAAAACAATGGGTGATGCTATTAAGACACTTACTGATGTTATTATATCAAAAGAAAAAAAACCAAAAGATGAAATGGAAAAAGAAGCAAGAGCTGAAGATATTTTTAATAACGAAGAAGATGCTTTAGATAAAGCAAAAGAAATAGGTTGTGTAGGTACACACTCTATGGATAAAAATGGAAAAACAATATTTATGCCATGTAAAACACATGATGCTTATGAAGAAGCAATTAGTAAAGGATATGGCGATGAAGAAGATGAAGATAAATATTCATCATCTTATAAAAAACCTAAAAAGAAAAAACCAATGAAAAGTATATGTGTGTGTGAAGCAGATGGTTCATGCCAATGTGATACAGAAATTAAAAAATTAACCTTTCATTCAGAAGTAAAAGCTAAAGATGATCAAGGTACATTTACAGGTTATGGTTCTATATTCGGTAATGAAGATCAAGGTTCTGACATTATGCAAAAAGGTGCATTTACAAAATCTTTAGAACAAAGACCAGCTTCAAAAGTTAAATTACTATATCAACATAAAACAGATGAACCTATTGGAATATTTGAAAGTATGTATGAAGATGAAAAAGGTTTATTCGTAAAGGGTAGATTAGCGATGGGAACTCAAAAAGGTAGAGAAGCATATGAATTATTAAAGATGGGTGCTTTAGATGGAATGTCTATAGGATTTAGAGCAGACCCTGATAAACAAGGATACAACGAAAATAAGAGAGGAACAAGAACTCTTAAAGAAGTTGATCTAATGGAAATAAGTTTAGTTACATTTCCAATGAATGAACGAGCTTTAATTGAGAATGTTAAAGCAAGTCAAAAAAGTATTCGAGAGTGGGAGAAAATCTTACGAGAGGTAGGAAGTCTTTCTCGGACAGAGGCGAAGATTGGTGCAAAAGCATTATCTGAATCTTTATCACAGCGAGATGCTGTTGGTGACAATAAACAGTTAGCGACTTTAATAAATAAAGTGGCTGATATACTTAAACAATAAAACAAAGAGGAAAAACAATTATGGATAATAATGAAGTAAAGTCTGCAGTTGACTCTCTTGGTAAAACTTTTGAAACTTTCAAATCTACAAATGATGAAAGATTAAAACAGATTGAAGCCAAAGGTAGTTCTGATCCTATCACAGAAGAAAAATTATCAAAAATCGAGAAAGATTTAGATAAAGTTGCTGATATGGAAAAGTCTATGAAAGCACAATCTGATTTTCAAAAAGAAAGTCAAGAAGCAATGGCAAGACTAGAAACTATTATATCAAGACCAGAATTTGGTAAAGGTTCACACGTTGAATCAAAACAAAGACAGGTTTTTGATAAATGGATGAGAAAAGGTAAAGAAAACCTATCACCTGATGAAGTTAAAGTTTTAACTGTGTCTAATGATAACACTGCTGGTTATTTAGCTCCACCTGAGTATGTGAGAGAAATAATCAAAGGTATTATTGAATTTAGCCCAGTAAGATCAGTAGCTAGAGTTAGATCAACTGCGCAAAGAAGTATTCAAGTTCCAAAAAGAACTGGTACTTTTTCTGCACAATGGGTAGCTGAACAAGGTACAAGATCAGAAACTACAGGATATTCTGTTGGTTTGGAAGAAATTCCAGCACACGAAGTATATGCTTTAGTAGATATTTCTGAACAAGAACTTGAAGATTCAGTTTTCAATTTAGAAGCAGAAATGAATGCAGAGTTTGTAGAGCAATTTGCAAAAGCTGAAGGAAACGCATTTATTTCAGGTGACTCTGTTGGAAAACCACAAGGTCTAATAAATAATGCAGGTAATAATATAACTACAGCGGCTAATGATGCACTTGCGGCAGATGACTTAATCGGTGCGGCACACAATGTTAAATCAGAGTACATGAGAAATGCTACTTGGATGTTTAACAGATCAACACTTTCAGCAATTAGAAAACTGAAAGATGGTGCTAACCAATACATCTTCCAACCAGGTCTTTATCAAATGGGCGTAGGTTCAAGTTTACTTGGACACCCAATTGTTGAAGCATCAGACTTAGCTAATATCGGAAATGGAACTAAACCAGTATTGTTTGGTGATTTCAGAAGAGGTTATATGATTGTTGATAGAGTAGCTTTATCAATTATGAGAGATCCTTTTACACAAGCACAAGCAGGTAACGTAAGATACGTTGCTAGAAGACGTGTTGGTGGACAAGTTATCTTACCTGAAGCAATAACAACAATTACTATTCAATAGTAATTAAATATAGGAGATATAAAATGTTTGACATTAAAAACAATTTGAAAGTCTTTAAAGGATTTTCTCCACAAACCAGAACAGCGGATATAACTACACAAGCCTGTGACCTTCAAGGGTTTTCAGGTGCTATGGTAATAATGCCTGTTGGAGCTTCTGGTGACACATTATCAGGAACTGTGTTATTCACAGTTACACTTACACATAGTGATGATGATGCAACTTATACTACTGTTACTTCTAATACAGATGTAACAGGCGGTACTTTAGCGGCAGGGGGCGGATGGTTATTAATAGACGCACCTGGAGATGCTAGTAAAGTATATGGTATTGGTTATGTTGGTGGAAAAAGGTTCTTAAAATGTGCGGTTACTAAAACTGGCACACACTCTAATGGAACGATTATGGGTGTTGACTTTATTAAAGGAAGACCATTATCTGCGCCAGTTTCGACTGACACTAATAGTGGTGTATAATTTAATATAATACATTTGAGGGGGCGAGAAATCGCCCTCCCACAAAATTTATAAGGAGTAAAACATGAAAATAAAAATGAAAGAAAACTATGTAGCACAAGCTGACCCAAATGGTGGAAGCACTATGTTATATGAGAAAAATAAAGAATATAATTTTGAAGCTGGATGGCAAGTTAAATTAGGTGCTACAATGATTGAAAGAGGCAAAGCAGAAAAGTCATTAGTAATTACAGAAAAGAAAGTAGTACAACCAACAGAAACAAAAATTAAAAAAGTATTAAAAAAGATATTAAAAAAGAAAAAATAGAGGATAAAAAACAATGATTAGAAATATAGGGCAGAATCAATTTCCAACAGGATTGGAGTTTGCCGCATGTCAAGTAGCGACATCAACAAATACATCAGCACAAACAACACCAACAGCTAATGTTAATCAATTATATAGATTACATAACAGAACAGCTAATAGACTTTCTTTTGCTATAGGTTCAAATCCAACTGCCGCACAAGCAACATCTTGCGCTTTAGTAGGAAGTGAAGTTTTATATGTCAATATACCAACAGGACATAAAATAGCTATTATATCTACTGCTAATGGTACACATGGAGTTATAGAAATAACTGGTTTATTAAATAGCTTTTAACAATTGAGGTAAAAAAATGTCAGGTATTAAAATTGATACAGCTTGGACTACATCAGCAGTTGCTACTTCTGACCAAAAGTCTTTTATGCGTGTTGATTTTAACGATGATGATACATTAATTGGTGAATTAATAAAGTCAGCACAAAATTTAGTAGAAGCTTATATGAATAGAGCAATAACAACTCAAACATTAAGTCTTTTTTTAGATAGATTACCTTTCTATAGTGATCTTAAATTACAAGAAGGAATATTTACAGCTCCTGATTTAGAGTACAATTCTAATTTTATTGTATTACCTAAACCACCAGCAGTTTCTGTATCACATGTTAAATATTATGATAATGATGACAATGCCTCAACCTTTGCATCATCAAATTACTATGTAGATACAATCAGCGATCAAGCTAGAGTTGTTCTTAAAACAGGTTCTAGTTGGCCTACAGTATCAGAAACAAGAAATGCAAACGCATATGAAATAAAATATGTTGCTGGTTATGGTGGAGCAAGTGATGTTCCTGAACCAATAGTACAAGCAATTAAATTATTAACTACACATCTTTATGAAAACAGAGAAGCTGTTACAAGTTTATCTGTAAATGCAATACCATATACAATAGGTGCCTTATTACAGCCATACAAAGTACAAAGATTAAACAGTATATTAGGAGGATAGCATGAGTAGTGTTTCGCCAGTAGGTAAATTAAGAAACAAAATTACTATCCAAAACAATGTATTGTCTGCAGATAACTTTGGTGGATTTACTAGAGCTAATACAACTTTTATTACAGCTTTTGCACAAATCAAACCTAAATCAGCAAAACAAGTATTTAATGAACAAAGTGGGGAAAAGATAACTAATCCACAAGATTTTGAATTTACAATTAGATATAGAGCAAACATATCAACAGCTATGAGAATATTATTTGGTTCAAGAACATTTGATATTAAAAGCATAGAGAATGATAATGATTATGATAGATATATAAAATTAGTAGCAACAGAAAATGTAGGTAATTAATGAATATCAAGTTTCAATTTACAGGTATAGAAAAAGCAGTAGAAGCTCTTGCAAAAGTAAAAGAAGATTTGGAAAAGAATATGCAAGAAGTATTATTAGGTGGTGGACAATTAGTTAGAGGTGAAGCTATAAGAAGTATTCAACAAGGTGCTAAATCAGGAAAAACTTATAAAAAATATAACCCAACAAGAACACATAAAGCATCAGCACCTGGAGAAGCACCAGCAAGTGATACAGGTTTTCTAGTAAGCAATATAAGAGTTAAGAACCAAAAAGATTTTGTAGAGGTTAGAAGCGAGGCATCATACAGTAAATTTTTAGAATATGGAACAAGTAAGATGTCAGCAAGACCATTTATGTTTCCAGCTTCAGAGAAAAGCAAACCTAAAATAGCAGAAATATTATTTCAAAAAATTAAACAAAGTTTAGATAAGTTTGGTAAATAATGAGTGATCACAGTTTAGAACTACAGAAATCAATTTTTAATGTTTTAGATGGTGATTCTACTCTACAGAATTTAGTTACAGATGTGTATGATTTCGTTCCTGAAAATACAGTTTTTCCCTATGTAAAGGTAGGGGAGGAAACATCTTTAGATAATGGCACAAAAACACTACAAGGTAACGAACATACTCTTGTCATTCATTCTTTTTCAAGGTATAGAGGAAGTAAGGAAGTTAAAGAAATTATGAGCAGAATTTATGCTTTGTTACATGAGAGTAGTTTAAGTGTTACAGGAGCAAGTCTTGTTAATTTAAGATTTGAATTTTCTGATGTAATTAAAGAAAATGATGGTTTTACATCGCATGGTTTACAGCGATTTAGAGCTGTGGTTTATGATAGTTAAAATAAATAAATAAATAAGGAGAAAATAAAATGGCAGTACAAAAAGGAAGTAGCTTTTTATTAAAAGACAACAGCACAGGAACTCCAGCAACTATAGGTGGACTAAGAAGTACATCTATGAGTATTAATGGAGAGATGGTTGATGTTACAACTAAAGATTCAAACGCATTTGTTACAAGTGGTGCAGATAAAGCAAGAGATTTATTAGAGGGTGGTGGAATTAGAAGTATGTCAATATCAGCAAGTGGAGTATTCACAGATTCATCAACAGAAAACATTTTAAGAGGTTTTGCATTTGATGGTCAAATTAAAAATTATGATTTAATTTTTGGTGATGGTTCAAAAGTAGCTGGTGCTTTTTTGATAACAAGTTACGAAAGAGCTGGTGAGTATAATGGTGAAGAAACATATTCTGTATCATTAGAATCACACAATACAATAACTTACACTAACGCGTAATTATGATTGAATGGACAGATGGTTGGAAAGTGATAAACTTTGAATTAAATGGCGATCAACATCATGGATTTATTAAAGTAACTAAATTAAAATATATAGTTATTGAATGTAATAAAGATGTTGATTGTCGTCCATTAGATAAAATTACCCTTAATGGAAATGATAATCTTATAGTGCAAAAATTAGTTACTACTGAAAGTAGATCAGAAATTCATTGTATAGAAGATAACAATGATGAGTTGAAGAAATCAATAACAACAAAGAAAAAACTAAAAAAAGCGTTAGGAGATGATAATGAACAAATACAAGGGTGAAATCAGTCGTAAGTTTGGTGATAAAGAAAGAACATTTAGACTTACTTTTGAAAATATAGTTAATATAGAACACAGAACAGGAAAGTCTGTAATGGATGTAGCTAGATCAATTGCAGAACAAAAATTCTCTTTAAGCGATATATCAGTTATTTTGCATGAGGGTCTATTAGGAGCAAAAGGTAAGTATAGTCATGTTGCAGTTGGTGATATGATAATACAAACTGGTTTAACAACTTCTGCGGTAACAGCAGGAGAAGTTTTAGGTACAATCTTTGCTGGGGAAGATGAAGACTCCCCAAAAGCAGAGGTGGAGAATCAAGAAGCTATTACCCCATCCAAGACTATTTAGAGATTGGATTAGGATTTCTCCATATGACACCTGAAACCTTTTGGGGTTGTAGTGTTAAAGAATTTATGTCTGCTATGGAGGGCTACAGTATGAAAGTAAATAAAGGTGCAAAATCTCAACCAGTATTAAAGGATGAGTTAAATGATTTAATGAGGAGATTCCCTGACTAATGGCAAATCAAGCAACAATAACAGTAGAATTAAGAACTAAATCAGAAGAATTTGAAAGAAAGTTTAAGAAAGCTACAGATACAGTTAAAAAAAATACAGAAAAGGTATCCAAAGCAACAAAAAAAGCTGGAAGTGCAGCAGGACAATTTCAAGATAAATTTAGAAGAGCTTCTCAATCAATAGCGGCAATACAAGGACCACTAGGACCAGTAGCAGGTAGGCTTACTTCACTAGGAACTATTATAGGTAATGTTGGTATTAAAACAGCAGTAGCAACATTATCGGTTGCGGCTTTGGCATTTGGTTTAGGAAAAGCTGTAGGTGCCGCTTCTAAAGCAGAAAGACAATTTAAAAAATTAGAAGGTATATTAAAAGCAACTGGTCATTCAGCAGGTCTAACTTTATTAGAAATAGAAGAACTGGCACAAGACATAGGAATTAATACTTTAGCTAGCACACAAGAAATTAGAGATGCGGCAGGTATATTATTAACTTTTAAATCAATAACTGGTGATACATTTAGAGAAGCTTTAGAACTATCACAAGATTTAGCTGAAATAGGATTTGGTAGTGCTAAAAGTGCGGCAATGCAATTAGGTAAAGCATTAGAAGAACCTGAAATAGGTTTATCAGCATTAAGACGAGTTGGTGTTTCTTTTACTGAAGATCAAAAAGAACAAATTAAAACATTAGATTTTGTAGGTGAAAAACTTAAAGCACAAACAGTTTTATTATCA